TACAATTGCTGATATCTTCTTTCATCGTAACAGGCTAGGCTTACTTGCTGATGAGAATGTTATCTTTGCTAGGGCAGGTGAGTTTACAGAGTTTGACTTCTTCCGTAAGTCAGTACTAACTATCGTAGACAGTGATCCTATTGACGTAGCAGTATCCTCTAACAAGGTCAGTATCCTTAAACATGCTGTACCCTTTAACGAAGCACTACTGTTGTTCTCTGAACTAACGCAGTTTAAAGTTACTGCTGATCCTATCCTTACACCTGAGACTATTAACGTAGCTAATACTACTGAATTTGAGGCTAGTCTTATAGCCAAGCCAGCACAGGCTGGTAAGTATGTATACTTTGCTACTAAGCGTGGTGCTTGGTCAGGCATGTGGGAGTACTTTGTAGATACTGACACTGATGTCAATGATGCTACAGAGACTACAGCGCATGTACCTGAGTACCTTAGGGGTGTTATAACAAACATTCAGGCATCGTCTAACGAAGACATGCTTATTGCTCAGGCTGCTGATGATCCTACAGCTATCTATGTATATCGTTACTATTGGAGTGGTAGGGAAAAGCTACAGTCTTCATGGTCACGTTGGGTATTTGATGGTGATGTAGTAGGTGTATCATTTAACCTGTCAGATATCTACGTTCTAATTAAACGTAGTAACAACCTATTCCTAGAAAAGATTAACTTGTCTGTAGATGATGCCACAGTGTATACTACAGGTAACTTCTCTATTCACTTGGATAGAAGGGTAATGTTGGAAACAGGTGGACTTACTACTGTACCTTATGTAGACTCTAATGTGGTATATGTAGACCAGACAGGTAAGCTTATTCCCCTTAGTGCTGTAGCTGCAAAGCTAGCTAACTCTGAGAAGGTATTTGCTGGTATTCCGTTTACATTTAAATACCAATTCTCTGAGCCTGTACTAAAGCAGGATAACAAACCTATTACTACTGGACAATTACACTTAAGAAACTATGCTGTTGTGTATAACAAGACAGCCTACTTTACTGTAAAAGTAACACCTCTTAAGCGTTCACCTTATACACGTACCTTTACAGGCCGTGTGGTGGGTAGTGGTGCTAACATACTTAGTGCTGCTGCTATTGAGTCTGGTACGTATCGTTTTGGTGTGTTAGGCCACGCTGGTGCAGTAGATATTTTATTAGAAAGTGATAACCACCTACCCTGCATCTTCCAATCAGCAGAGTGGGAAGGGTTCTTTGTCCTACGTTCAAGGAGAATGTAATGAAACTGCATGTGAGAGCAAGTACTCAAGCTGATGTAGATCATCTGGCAACAAACCTAAGACCAGAAGACACACAGGAAGTACTAGCCTCACATGGCAGTGTCAAGGTAGCACTGCAAGAAGGCTTTGATCTATCAGAAGAATGTTGGACTATTGTAGTAACAGAGACAGGCGAACTAGCTGGTATGTATGGTGTAGTTGGTCTAGATGATATGACAGGTATACCATGGCTACTTACAGCCCCTCCACTAAAGAAAGTTTGGCGGCAATTTATGCGTGACTCTCTGACATGGATTAACAAAGTAAACAAAAAGTATCCAGTACTAACCAATGCGTGTGACGCTGAGTATACAGTAGCACTCAATTGGTTAAAGTATATAGGATGCGTATTCATTAAGAGACATGACACATGGGGTGTTGGTAACAAACCCTTCTTAGAATTTGTGAGGATATAAAATGGACCCATTTACTATGATGACCATTGCTGGTGGCATAGCAGAGTTTGGTCAAGCAAGTCAACAGGCAAAGATAGATGAAGCTAGATATCAACAAAACAGAATTAATGCTGCTGAAGCACGTGATCTAAAAATACAAAGTTTAAACAAACGAGCTATTCAGGAATCAGAAGCAGCCTCTGGTCAAAAATTAGAACTAGCTATCAAAGCTCTGGAAACAGAAGGCGCACAGATTGTTGCGGCTGGTGAGGCTGGTGTATCTGGTAACTCTATAGACTTACAAAAGAAGATGACTACTGCACGACAGTTACGTGGTACAGATGTGATTAACTCTAATGTAAATCAAATCCTTGATGCTATTGATGATCAGCGTATAGGTTACAACACAGAAGCTTTAAATCGTATTAACTCTATGCCACGTGGACAGCAACCTAGTTTCCTCAAGGCTGTAGTTAGTACTGCTGCTAAGGCTTACGCATCAGAACTTAGTGTAGCTGGTAGAGGTGAAGGTAGTTACTTAGAGAGTATTGGGTTAGGTGGTCCACCTATAAAGAACATGCCCTTTAAACTTGATGTACCATCAATGGGTAGTTAAGAGGAAAACATGGCAAAACAAAGAGTACAGGTAGCCCAGCTTAATGCTCCTACACAGGCTAATTTACAGGGTGGTACTGCTCCTGTTGTTGAAACAATGCGAGTACTTGCACCAGACCAAACTCCCGAAACCCCTTTAAGTTCTTTTATATCTGCAATTGCTCCTGCCTTTGAAGCAGACGCTACTGAACGTAAAACTAAACGCTTACGTAAAGAGCAAGAGATTGCTAATGGATTAAGAAAGAAAAAAGAAAACCAGCTAGAGCAAGCACGTGAATCACTGATTGCTGAAATGGCTATAGATTATGTTAAGAATGAAAAAGATTACCTAGAATTAGAAGAATCTGAAGTTCTAGCTAAACGTCAAAAGTATCATAGTAATTATACAAACAGTCTTAGAGAAACTGGTAGATTTGATGCAGACCTTATAGATGCTTTAGAGGGTGACTTAGCCCTAGCTGATGTAGCTTTTGTTAAAGGAAAGTTTGTTCCTGCTAAGATTGATCGTAATTATCAAGAGATTGATAACGGATTAACTGACAGTATACTAGCTATCAACGCCCAAGTAGCAGCTAAAGCTATAACTTTAGAGTCAGGGGTAGAGCAGGTTGCAGCGTTACGTCAAAGCTTTCTAGAAGCACATCCAGATCGTTATCGTGATGATGCTGCAATAAATGATGTTTTAGTAAAATTAGCTGACACTGACACAAATGATCCCACTAGAGTCAATAGCCCACTTGTTGCTTATCTAAGTGGACCTGAATCAAAAAACCAACTTAACATAACACGTAACCGTGAAGTCGGTGCAAAGATTGCCAAACGTCAAGCTGCTGTTACTAAGAGTACAAAGACTGCTTTAACACAAGCAGCAGAAGATAGCTTTACCAGCGCAGTAGCTGATCAAGTTATTGCTGGTGATTTTCAAAATGTAAACACAGCTACAGAAACAAAAGCTACAGTTAATGTTGATGGTACACCAGTAACTTTTACAAAGAAGTTTTCTAAGGCTGACTTTATAGGTCAACTAGAAACTAAGGTTGCAGCAGAGCTTGAACAACTAAGCAAGATGCCTGATACTACTGACCTAGAAAAAAGAATAAAAGCTAATACTATAGCTGAGGCACAGCGTAGACATTATGCTGGATATGCAGCGTTAGGTGGTAAACCTCCCGAAGTTACAGCAGCCTTAAGAGATGCTAAAGCTTATTGGACAGGTGATATGAACCTGACTGAGAAAATAGGTGATGAGACTATACGTCCTAATCTTCTTATGGCTGAGAAAGCTTACAACCAACTAGAAAAAGTTGAACAGTATCTAGGATCAGACGGTGTGTCTTCTATGTTTGATGGTGATAAAAAATCATTAAGTATGTATCGTACAATAAAGAGTGCATTACAAGCTAATCAAACTTTTGCACAAGCTATAGATATTGCTCAGAGATTTGACATTAATAATGCTCCTAAGTTAAGTATTACTGTTGATCAAATTAGGGATCAGGTTGACTATGGTGGTCCAATTGGTTTATTTATGACATCAGATATGGCTAAAGCAGCTAATCTAGGTGCCTTAGTAGCTGATGCAGAAAACTTAGCCAGAATAAAAATGTCTACCAATCCTTTGATTACTGAACAAGATGCCATGAAAACTTCTATTGAAGAAGTGGCGGCTGATTATAAACCTATGACTATGCCAGAAGGTACAGTATTGGCTATTAAGGCAGAAAGTGGCTCTCATCAAGAACGGAATACAGTTGCCGCTGAAGAAGCTTTAAGAACGGCAATGAATAATCCAGATTTTGTAGAAGCAGTTAGTGGGCTTTATAATCTTCCTGCTTATAGACTTGTTCCTACAAGTGTATTAGGTGTAGAGAGTGTTAAACGAGTTGGTGGCTTTACTCTATTAGTTCAGAATGATACAACTAATGCTAATCAATTACAAGTGTATGTAGCTGGATTAGATAATTCTGGAAAAATTGATGCTGCAAAAGATATGTATCCAATAGGAAAGATTGATTTAACAACTATTGCTGAACA